ATGGCACAGGCCGGTTGCTCGTCCGCGCCACCTGTCCCGCCACCGGATCTGTGCCCGCCACCGCCGGCACCGCCCGCATGGCTGATGCAGGACGCGCCGAACTCGCAGCAGACGCTCGACCGGATTATTTCACCCTCCGTAATCAGCTCGCCCTAAGCCGGCAAATGATTCTCGGACTGCAGCAATACGTCCGTGGCGTGTGCCAGCGATCGCCAGCGCACCAGGACACCACTTTTCCCAACCTCAACAAGAGATCTACCCAATGAGCCAACAGAACAACACCGAAATCACCCTGGAAGTCGGCGAACAGGAATTCACCTTCAACCTGACCCCGGCCGACGTCACCAAGTATTTCAACGCTCTGACCCAAACCAACAAGGTCGCCCCGGGCAACAACCTGTTGATGACCACTGTGCTGCAGGAACAAAAAACCGTGCTGAAACCGCTGCTGGGCAACCCGGTGATGGTGATGCAGATCGCCGGCGCGCTGCTCGAGGAGTACGCGCCCAACGTTGAGGTGATCGTAAAAAAGCGCTCGAGCACGCTGAGCGCCTAAGCGAAAACGGACTGGGCCAGTTAATGGCCCTGACGAACCGCTGGCTTCCTGGTGCCGAACCCACGCCCGAGGCGATGGGGACGGCCAAGTGGCTGGAGGACGAACACTGGAGACGCATGGAGTTCGCCGTGGCTAACGGCATCGCCCTTGCGCTGAACGGGTAACGACTTTGGCAGACCGTAGCGCCAGCCTGGCTTTCATTCTCAGCTTGCAGGACAAGGTCACCGCGCCCCTGGGCAAGGTGAAAATGGGCTTTTCCGAGCTTGCCGATCAGAGTGAAAAACACATAAAGACGATCGGGCTTGGCCTGGGCGGCGTGACCGCTGCTGTGGTCGGGATCCGTGAGTCCATGGAACCGGCGCTGGAGGTCAATCGCGCTCTGGGCGACGTCCGATCGTTGGGCGTGGCTGAGGATGCGTTGTCGGCACTCAATGCCAAGTCGCTGGAATTCGCGGTGAGCTATGGCGAGAACGCCAAGGATTTTGTGGCCTCGGCTTACCTGATCGAGGGCGCCATTAAGGGGCTTGCCGGCAACCAGCTCGCCACGTTCACCAACACCAGCAACTTACTGGCGAAGGCCACCAAGACGGACGCCGAAACCATGGGCGAATACGTCGGCACGCTCTACAACCTGCAGAAGTCCCAAGCGGATGCGATGGGGAAGGGCGAATGGGTGGAAAAACTTGGCGGGCAAACGGCGCTGGCCGTGCAGTTGTTCCGCACCAGCGGCGCGGCGATGAAAGACGCTTTCAAGGAGGCCGGCGCGATCGCCACCACATCGGGCGTCGATCTCGCCGAACAGATGGCGGTGATCGGCACGCTGAGTAGCACCATGGAGGGCGGCGACGCCGGCGGGCGCTATAAGGCGTTCTTCGAAAACATCGGCGCGGCGTCGGAAAAACTTGGCATGAAGTTCACTGATCAGCAGGGCAAAGTCCTGCCGACGATGGCGATTCTGGACAAGCTGCAGGGCAAGTTCGGTGATCTGACCAGCGCGTCGGCTGGGGCCAAGTTAATGGAGGCCTTCGGCGGCGAAGGCGCCCAGGTGATTGGCGCGTTGGCCAAGGATACCGATCGACTGCGTAACGGCATCGAGCAGCTGGGCAAGGTGCGCGGACTGGAGAACGCCGAGCAGATGGCCCGGGCCATGGTCGATCCGTGGCAACAGTGGGCGTCCCTGGTCGAAGTCATGCGGGTAGTGTTTGGCCAGGTGCTGATACCGGTACTGACGCCGTTCATGAGCAAGATGGTCGACATCGGGAAAACCCTGGTGCGCTGGTCGCAGCTGTTTCCCAACATCACCCGGGTGATCGGCATCACCGCACTGACCATCATGGCCATCGTCGGCGCCATGTCGTTGTTGACCGTCGTGGTCGGCGTTGCGCGGATGACCTGGCTGGGCCTGTTATCGGTGTGGAAGGTTGTTCAGCTGCTCAACCTGCGCACGGTCGCCGGCTTCGTCCTGCAGAAACTGGCGATCCTGGCTTACATGGCCGTGATCTACACGCTCAGCGCCGGCCTTGCCCTGGTGCGCGGCGCCATGCTGCTGTGGCAGGGCGCTATCTGGCTGGTCAACGCGGCGCTGCTGGCCAACCCGATGGTGTGGATCGTGGTCGGGGTTCTCGCCTTGGTGGCCGTGATTGTTGCAGCGGTCTACTACTGGGACGAATGGACGTCCGCCCTGATGAACACGGCTGCGTTCCAGTTCGTCGCTGACAAGCTGCAGAAGCTATCCGACTGGTTTAACTCCATGGGCGGTTGGTCAGGCATGGCCAAGGCCGCATGGAACAGCATCGTCGGCATTTTTACCAAGGCCGTAAACGGCGTGATCGAGCTGCTGAACAGCATCCCGGGCGTGAACATCGAAGCGCGTTTCGGCGGCATGCCTGAAGTGCCCGGCGTCGATGCCGCGACCAATGCCGCCGACACCGCCAACGCTGCGCAGAAAGCCCAGCAAACCATCAACGCGGCAATCCCCAGCCTTTCCCCGGCACGCCCTTCGGCGGTGCCGCCCGGCGGCTTGCTGACCAGCATCCAGAACAACAACAGCAGCCAGAACAAGGGCACACATGTGGAGAACGTGAACATTCACACCAGCAAACCAATGAACCCGCTGGAGGTGGAAAACATGGTGGCTATGGCGGTCGGCGGATGAGCGAGTACGTAGACCTGTTGATAGTGAACAACGACCTGGCACTGGATCCATCCCACCAGCCGCTGTTGGTCGATGACCGCGCCTGCATCGCCCAGGACATCGCTCACATGATCCGCGACAGCGGGTTGTTGGTGACGCTGGTCGCTGAGCGCGATCGGCTGCGGCAGCGCGACTGCATCCAGCAACTGGAATTGCTGGTCGAGAACGATCAGCGCCTGGTGCCCGGTACGGCACGCATCACCCAGCAGGAACCAGGCGTGTACCTGGTCACTGCGAAAACCCTGAAATTCGGTTCGATTGAGGTAAGTCTGTGAGCCAGGTCGATTTTAAAAAGGTGATCGCCGACGCCGGCATACCGACCACCGAGGCCGGTTTGAAGGCCGCGTGGGAAAAGGAAGTCGAAGCCCAAGGCGCGAAGGTGGCCAACACCAGCAGTTATTCGCCGTTCTGGCGGGTGATGACCGCGCTGGTGACCAAACCGGTGTTGTGGCTATTGGACTTTCTCTGCCTGACGGTGCTGCCGAATTTCTTTGTGAAAACGGCGGTGGATGCGTGGCTGGACATGCTTGCTTGGGCGGTCAACGTCGAGCGGAAAGGCGCCACCAAAGCGCAAGGGAAATTGCTGTTCACCCGCGCCTTACCGGACGGCGTCATGGAGCTGGAAAAGGGCATTGTGGTGCAGTCGGCCGCCATCAACGGCAACGTGTACAAACTGATTACCACGGCGCCGGCGACGTTCGTAGCCGGTCAGTTACAGCTGGAAGTCCCCGTTGAGGCGATCGAATCGGGCAGTGGCTTCAATCTCGCGCCGGGTTACTACGCGATCCTGCCTGTGCCGGTACCGGGAATTGTCCAGGTGGTGAACAAGGACGGTTGGCTGGAATCACCCGGTGCGGATCCGGAGCCGAACGACCAGCTGCGTTTGCGCGTGCGCAACCAGTTCTCGGCGGTGAACCAGTGGCACACCGATGCGGTATATCGCGCCATGATCTCGGCTTTCCCGGGTGTTCGTCCGGACGGCGTTTACTTCGAACACGGCGCTCCACGTGGGCCGGGCAGTGCGAACGCCTTCGTGTTGTTTGACGCAGGCGTGCCGGCGGCGACTTACCTGGAGCAAATCAATTCGCACATCCGCGACCAGGGCAACCATGGCCACGGCGATGATCTGCTGGCCATGGTGATGCCTGAAGTGCCTGTGAGTGTTGCGATGACGCTTTGGCCGCAACCGAACCTGAGCACCGAGCAGATCGAGGCGCTGAAAAGTGAGATCGAGCTATTCATCCGGGCCGCGTTTCGGGAAAGCACGCCCCGCGATTATCAGCCGACGCTGACTTATCCCCAGTCGCGCTTCAGCTTTAGTCGACTGGCTGAGGAACTGCACCAGCAGTTTGCCGATATCGCCTCACTGCGGTTTACCCCCGGCGTCGACATCACCAGCGGATTGGACATCCCGCGCCTGACGTCGCTGAAGGTGAACCTGCAATGATCAAACTGAAACTGCCGTTCTGGCTTGGCGGTACCGAGCTTTCGAAACTGGTCGCGGCTGCACAGGCGTGGTGGGAAACCGTCACCGGCTGGCTGCGCTGGCCTTACTCGCAGATCGATCCCGACACCTGCCACATGAGCATCCTTGAACTGTGGGCCTGGCAGCGGGACGTGACGCGCTTCAAGGGCGAACCCGAGACCCTGTTTCGACTGCGTGTGAAGTACGCGTTTATCAACTCAGTCGACGCCGGCAGCACTGCCGGTTTGAAACGCATTTTCGAGCGACTGGGCGTGGGTTACGTCGAGATCGAGGAACGCCAGCCCGACCGCGATTGGGACGTGGTGCTGCTGAAGTTCAGCAACGCTCAGTTGTCGCTCAATCCCGAACTTCTGCGCGTGCTGATCCAGCAGTACGGCCGAACGTGCCGGCGCTACGACTTCGTCACCATCACCCCCGTAGGGCTGCAAATCGCCCTGATCGACTTCAACGACGACCAGCAAACGCTGGTTGCCAGCCTGTAGGAGCGCACCGTGAGCGCCAGTATTACCTTGGCCG